CGCCTCGGTGCGCGCGACCGTGCGCGCGCGGTTCCACGAACCGTCCTGATCCTTCTGGCCCTCGGCCCAAGTCTGCACGCGGTCGGCAAGCTCGTCAACCGTCTCGCCGTTCTCAAGCCCAGTGCCGAGCACCTCGCGAACCTTGACGCTGGTCGTCTCGGTCACTCCCTGCGCGGTCTGCCGGGCGAGGCGGATCGACTCCGTCTCCGCGTACTTCGCGAGGTCTTCGCGCTCAAGGTCGAAGTCGACGTTCGTCGCGACCTTGGCGACGGTGTCGATGCCGATGGTCACGCCAGTCTGGATGGCCTCGCGCAGGTACGGCGCGAGCGCGTCGACCATCGCGCGCTGGTAGTTCCGCGACCGTAGCAGCCGCTCGGCCTGCGCGATGAGTTCGTCGGTCGGACGCTCGGACTTCGCGAGCGCATCGAGCAAGTCCTTCATCTGCTTGTCGAACACCTGCGACACGCCGCGGACCATGTCCTCCTCGGACTGGTTGATCTTTCGGCCCTCGGACTCTGCGCTCTTGGTCTGTATCCGATCGGATACAGAGCCTTCCCAGAGTGCCTTGTGAGAGACGCGCTTCGACTTGGCGCACCCGCAGCCGCAGAGCGCGTCCTTGCGCTCGACTGACTTCGCTCCGATCTGCTCTCCGCTTGTCGGCGCTTGCGGAGGAACGGCAGATGCGCCTTGTTGGATCGGGTTAAAGATGGACGCAATCGTCTCCGGCGAGATGGTCGGGAACGCAGCCGATGCGATGGACACCGCCGAATCCTTCGGAAGTTCGCCGAGCTGGATCGACTTCGCCAGATCGACAAGACTTGAAATCTGCGCCCCGTTGAGCGCGGTATCTGCGATTGCCTCTCCGGCGGGAACTGGCTGTTGTGCAGAAGATGGGCCTGCGACAGGCCGAGCAGGAGCGATCGGAGATGCGATGGGCGTCGGAACGCCACCAATCGGCTGCCCATTGACCATGAGTCGATCCGCATTCCTATCGTCGGAAGGCTCAAGACCCTCCTGCTGTCGCGCCTCGTTGGCGGTCAGGATGCCGCCCTGCACATACGAAAGCCGCTTGCCCGACTCCTGCACCTCGTCGCGCTTGACGGGGTTGTCGTAGGCTAGGAACGCGTCGTCCTCGATGCCGAACAGGGGAAGAAGCGACTGGTTCAGCACCTCTTCGTCCATGCGGCACGCGGGCAGGATGGTCGTCTCCTTCCAAGATGCGAAGCCCACCGTCGCGCTGGCGAGGTTCGGGTCGTTCGCGCGCAGCATCGAGACGGGCACGCCGAAGATCGCGGCGATCTCCTCAACGATCTCCTCGCGGCCCTCCAAGTCCTTCGGCGGGAACGACAGCGGCTTCAGGTCGACGTCGCCGGTCACGGCGAGGAACTTGCCAGTGCGCTGCGTGCCGCGGACCTTGTTCTCCACCTCCGCGGTGAACCTGTCGAGTTCGGCCTCGCTCGCGTTGCCCTTGATGACGGCGAGGTAGTCTGGACGGCTCTTGTTCTTGAAGAAGAAGTAGTCCATCTCGTGCAGCGCCTCGTTGGAGGTCACCGCACCCCACGCGGCCTCGACCTTGCCGAGGCCGTAGTACATATCGCGCGGGTTCGGGTACTTGAAGTGGATCACCTCGTCAGGCGCGAAGTCGACTTTCTGCGGGTCGGTCGGCCCGTATCGGTAGCCCTTGATGAACGGCTCTCCGCGCGCGCCTTCGCCCGGCACGATCTCCGTCCACTGGCTAGGCATCGTCCACAGTTCGGCAGGCACGCCGAGACGGCGGTCGATCACCGGGTGGACATAGGCGTTGCCAGTGAGTTCAAGGTAAAGCACGCGCAGGACGGTCGCGTCGAAGCCGTTCTGGTAGGGGTTGACCCGCGCGAGAAGGTCGAGCAGCGGGTGCCTGTCGGTGACGGCTTCGTAGTCGTCGCCGAACTCCGCGGCCTTCGACATCGCGAACCGCGATGGGAGCTGCGCGAGGTCGCCGGACAGATACGCCTTCGTTCGGCGATCCGTCCTGCGCGTGTTCCAGAGCTTCGCGCCAGCGCCGCGCGACCTGACGTACAGCCGAAGCGGCTGCGACGCGACGGCGATCGCGTTCAGCCGAGCCGCGGCATAGACCCAAGACGAGCAGTAGCGCACCGCCGCCTGATGGCTGAAGTCGGGACGCTTCACGTCCCGGCCGAGGAAGGTCATTCCGCTCGCGCTGGTGAACTTCGGCGGCACGTCGTCGGTGAACGCCGCCTTGGTGAATGCCGCCTTGAGTCGTTGGATCAGCGTCATATGGCTCTCGTCAGGAACGGCTTCCGCGCGCGCCTTGCGTGGACGGCGAGCGCGAGCGCGCACACTCCGTCATCGTGTCCCGCCGTCGCCTCGTACGAGACGTGCTTCCCCGAGTATCGGTATCCGAAGCCCTCCAGTTCCGAGCGCAGCCACCCGTCTGGGAACCGAATCTCCATCGTCTGCACCGCGATCTGGAGTCCTTCCATCAACTGCTGCTTCGACTGCGAAGTGAACTTGAAGCCATCGACGCGACGGCAGACGCGCTTCAAGTCCTCCACGATCGGGTCGCCGACGCCCGTCGAGTCGATCTGCGCGGGCGCTTCGCGGATGATCTTGGCGAGCTTCTCCCGCGTGAGCGCCCAAGGTCCCTGCCATCGGTCGAGCATCGCGACCGCGCCGTCCGCGTCGAGTCCGACGATGACCGTGAAGTCCTGGCTCTTCGCGAGGTCGACGCCGTAGACCTCGGCGGGTCGCGTCGAGAGCGGCCCGATGCACTGGCGCAGCGCGTCGAGTCCGAAAGGATTGCCGCCGTCCTCGGCTGGCACTCCCTCGTACTCCTGCGCGAAGACTTCGGGCGGCAGCGACCGCCGCGCCGCCTCGACCTCGTCCGGGTCAATGTGCGGATTCTGGCGCGTTCCGATGCGAAAGGCACGCATCGTGCCAGTAGTGTCACCTTCCGCCTCAGTGAACAGGCGGTGGAAATCTCCCGTCCCCTTCGGCGTGCCGAGGAAGAGCGCACTGCCCTTGCGGTCGGCGAGGGTCGGCCGCGCCGCGTTGCGCCACCATTCAAGGAGGTGCGGGACGAACCCGGCCTCGTCCACGACGATCAGGTCGTAGTCTCGGCCTCGGCCCGCGTCGACATCCTCAAGCGACCAGAAGTCGATGACGCCGCCTGTCTTGACTTCGATCCGCTTCTCGACGCGATCCATGCGCGCGGTCACGGGCGCGAGCGCGCGCTCGATGTCGCGCATGGGGTCGGCGAGGTACTTGTAGGTCGGCGCGAACCAGCCGACCTTGCGTCGGTTGATGGCGGCGCGCTGCGCCTTGACCTTGCCGTAGGTGGTCTTGCCCCAGCGGCGTCCGATCTCAAGGACGCTGAACCGAGCGAGCGCCGCATCGACCGTCAACTGCGACGGATGCAGGATCGAGGACAGCGGCTTGAGTTGCACCCTCATGCGTCATGCTGCACCTTCGGCGGCAGTTCCTCGATGGTGATGACCTCCTCGCGCACCACGGCATCGGTCTTCTCGCGCTGTCCGAGGTACTGCTTGCCGAGCCAGATCAGGAGCGGGACGCTGCCGTTCATGGCAAGGTCGACCTGCCTCCCGCGCAATTGCTCCGCGAGTCGGTTTCTGCCACGGGCGACCTCTGCGGAAAAATTATCGCTGACCGTATCTCGGTTCACGCCAAGAATCCCTGCAATTTCCTCGATGGTGCAGCCGCGTGCGGCAAGTTCCTCGACCGAATTTTTCCGCAATTCGGCCTTCGGTCTGCCACGCTTTCTCGGCTCAGGCTTCCGTCGTCTTGCCATTGATCTGGCTCCTGATTTGTGCCGCGACCTCGGCGGCAAGGTGCGCTGGCGTCAGCCCGCCGTCCACCCACCAGTCCTCGAACGGACGAAGCTCGCCGTCGATTGCCACGCACACGTCCGGCGCGACCAGTTCGTACCCGGCGTCGCGGAGGATTCCCCGCATGGCCGACCTGATTGCGGCGCTGCCTCGGTACAGGTCGTGCTCGACCGTGATGCAGTCGAACCGCACCGCGTCGAGTGGGAGTTTGCACAGCGCCTGTAGCGTCAGGCTGGGCGGCTCAAGGTCGAGCGACAGGTATCCGATGCGCCCGTCCTTCGCGAAGTCGTGGATGATCGCCCTCCAGTCCTGCGCGAAGAAGTCTCCGTAGACCGCGTGCGCCTTGCGCCCGGCGCGGAGCGCGTCGGCGTGCTCGATGTCGCAGAGGATGCCGCTCCACCCGGCGTCCTCAAGCGCCTTCGTATTGCTGATGCTGACAGGCTCACCAGCGCCGATGTCGAGGTACGTCTTCCTCCGCGCGACCATGAGCGCGAAGGCGTCCTGTCCCGCCTGACTGTTCGATGTGATTCGCATCCGTGTTGTCCTTCGTTGCGAAGTCTACTGCTCCGCTTCAAGCTCCACAATGCGCGCGCGCGTCGACACGATGTCCGCGTCGACGGAGCGCACCTCGTCCTCGTTGCCCGCGTCCCACGCGAGTCGGCGCGCCGTCTCAAGGCGCGCGAGTTTGTTCCGCGCAAGGGAGAGTTTCTCTGCGTTCGTCATGGCGTCCCCCTATCAGACGGGAACTTCTTCCCACTCAAGGCGACCGACCGCAGAGAACACGGTGCTGCTCGTCGTGTTCAGGAGCGCCAGCACGCCGCCCGGCGGGACGATGAGGCTACCGTCGAAGACCTCGATGCCGCCGTACGACGGCATCAGCGCCGTTCCGGCGATCGTGCCATAGGTCAGGCCGCTTGGCGAGGTGAAGCCTGATCCCGCGACGATCGTCAGGTTGTTCGTGAGTCCGGTCAGCGCCACATTGCCTGCGAACATCTTGGCGTTCGATCCAGACTGAAGGAGCGTCTTCGCGTTGTACGGGTTCGACCCTGTCGAGATCGAGCCGTTACCAACGGAGAGCGCCCAAACGAACACGCCGGGAGCAGCGCCAGAGGTGAGGTTGTTGGCGACCAGATTCAGCGACGCCTTGTTCAGCGCGAGGTTCTTGGTGTTGCCAGAGGGGTTGTACAGGCCGAGAATCGGGGTGGTCGTCGCGGTGAGCGTGATGGTGTTCGCCGAAAGAGCGATCAGCGATCCGTGCCCGCCGAAGAAGATGTTCCCCTGATAGTTCGCCTCGTAGAAGCCTCCATGCAGCTCCGAGACGATCGTGTCTCCGAGCGCGCCTGAGCGACCGTTCATCAAGGCGTTGTTGCTGCCCGCTGCGGGCTGTCCGACGATGTTCTGGTTGATCATGGCGTGTGTCTCAGTAGGAGTTGAAGCCCGTCACATTGAGCAGGACGCTTGCGCCCGTCGTGCCGGCGGTGTAGTTGAGCGCGGCGTTTGCCGAGCCGCGAAGGGGAGTCGGGAAGGTGAGCTGCTGTGCAAGCGTCATGCTCGCGGGGACGGAAATGGCGATCAGCGTGGCCGACGCGTCTTGGATCGTGAGCGTGGTCGCGGTCGCGTTGGTGTTCTGGTAGGTGATCTGCGTCACATTCTGGCAGATGTTGGCTCCCTGCGCTGCGCGGATCGCCGTCTGCGTGGCCGTCGTAACGGTCGTGTTGACGATGAAGTCAAGGTCGCCCGGCGCGAACTGCTTGAAGACGATCTGACCGCTGCGCGAGAAGGTCGCGCGCACCGCGTCACCAGCAACCACGGTCGCGGCGGGCAGCGCGGTTCGCACGATGCCGCCGACAAGCATCGGAACCGTCGTTGCCGCCGAGTCCTCGGCGGCGAGAGTGGACGCGCCGATCGCGCCGATGTTCATCGTCGGGGTCGACTGCGGAGACCAAGCCGCGAACGACTTGAGCGTGACGACCGCAACGGGCGCGCCGCTTCCTCCCGTGGTGACCTGAACGCGGAAGTAGCGGCCAGCGCACGGAAACACCCATTGTCCAACGGCGGTCGCCGTCGTGACGGGAGCCGCAGCGCCTGTCGTTGCCCACCCTGCAACCGCCGCCCAGGTCGTCGTGTCGTTCGAGACTTGAAACGAGATCGTGCCCGTAAATGTCCCCTGAAGCTGCACGACGACGGAATTGAATCCAATCGTGTCGAGCAGGATCACGGTTCCAGTTTGCGCGCCCGCGCGGGTAGCGATGTGCGTTTTCCCGTCAGCGGGGACGACCTGACCCGCCTCGGTGAGCGAGAGCGTCGTCGGGGTTCCGTTCTGACCACGGCCCCAGATAGGTTGTGGCGCGTAGTCGTCCTCTGGAACATCAATGACGACCTGAAGCGGGTCGCTCGCGTTCATTGAGGTCGTGTCGTAGACCAG